GGATCGACAAATATTGGCCCTTCAAGAATAACTTATATTCAAGCAAAAGGACACGCTAGTGGACAACTTGAATTAAGAAATAGTTCTGACAATTCTGGTGATTTACTATTTATTGCTCACTTTGGAACAGAAGGTTTAGATATATATGTTCCTGGTAATGGTATTAGATTTGATGATACTATTCATGCAACTATATCTGGAACAGGATCTGTTACACTTGGATACACTGGCTAGGAGGCTAAATGGCTAACACTACCTCTGGAACAACTACTTTTGATAAAACTTTTTCTATTGATGAAATAATAGAAGAGGCTTATGAAAGAATTGGTGTATTAGATTATTCTGGTTTTAAATTAAAAACTGCTAGACGTTCTTTAAATATAATGCTTCAAGAATGGGGCAACAGAGGTATTCACTATTGGGAAATAGATGAATTAGATCTTGATTTAATTGAAGGTCAAGCAGAATATAAATTTTTTAGATCAAGTGGAGATGGCACAAGTGCTACTTCAAATCCAAATGGTATTTATGGAATATCCGATGTCCTTGAAGCGCAATTAAGAAATAATAGAACTCAAACAGATCAATCAGATAGTCCAATGACAAAAGTTGATAGATCAACCTATGCTGCTTTTTCAAACAAACTTTCTAAAGGTACACCTAATCAATATTGGGTACAAAGATTTATTGATCATGTTAGTATAAATATTTATCCTACTCCTGATTCTACCAATGCATCTAAAGATATGCATTTTTATTATATAAAAAGAATTCAAGATATAGGAGAATATACAAATGCAACTGACATGCCTTTTAGATTTGTTCCATGCATGGTTTCTGGTTTAGCTTATTATCTTTCTATGAAATATGCACCACAATTACTTCAAGGTATGAAACTTATTTACGAAGATGAGTTACAAAGAGCATTACAAGAGGATGGTTCAGCTTCAAGTACATTTATTACACCTAAAGCTTATTACCCAGGAACTTAATGTCTAAATACGCAACAGGAAAACATGCAAAAGCTATTTCAGATAGATCGGGTATGGAGTTTCCATATAAAGAAATGGTCAGAGAATGGAATGGTTCATTTGTTCATTATACTGAGTTTGAACCAAAGCAACCACAACTTGAGCCTAAATCAATTGGTGGAGATGGTGTTGCATTACTTAATGTTAGAACAGATAGGACAGAACCAATAACAACAGTTATGATTCCTGAAAACGGTTTTAAAACTTATCAAGCAGGATCAGGTGTTTTAAATGTAAATGTTCCAGGACATGGTTTAACAAATGGTACGACTTATTTATTTAGAGGAGCACCAACTGTATCTCCTGGTACAGGAACATCTACTAATCCTGTTTTTGCTTATGCAGCAATTCCAAATTTTGATGGAATAACTGGAGCGCAAATAACTCAAGGATCTGGATATGCTATTACAACTGGTTTATTTAAAAATGGAATAAGAATTACAACTGATTTTGCATTGAGTAATTTCTTCTTCTTTACAGTTAATACAGATACTGCTACAACAGGAAATATAAAAGGAGGAGGTTATGGGTGTTCTGTAGGACCTATAACAATATCACCATGATTAAAAAATTTTTTAAATTTATTAAAAACTTATTTAAACCTGAACTTCAAGAAATAATAGAAGAAGATCATAAAGTAAAAAAAATACGTAGAAAATATAAGGAGAGTTCTGAATAATGACTTATGCAGAATTAGTACAAAAAATCAGCGATTATACGGAGGTAGATAGTAATGTATTAACTACTACTATTGTAAACGGTTTTATTGAAGATGCTGAATTTAGAATTTTTAGAGACGTAGATTCAGATAATAATAGAAGATATGCTACAGCTAATTTAGTTACAAACGACAGGTTTATTTCTACTCCAAGTGATGCTTTAGTAATTAGATCTGTTCAAATAGTGAACGGTGGTTCAGGATCCACGAGAAATTTTTTAGAATTTAGAGATACAAGTTTTATGTCTGAATTTAATTCTACAGGAGTTACTGGAGAACCTAAATATTACGGTATGTGGGAGGATGATAAAATGGTTTTAGCACCTACTCCTAACTCAACATATCAAGTTCAAGTCAATTATATCTTGAAAGACCCAGGTTTATCTAGTACAAATACACAAACATACTTGAGTAAGTATTTTCCCAACGGACTTTTGTATGCATGTTTAGTCGAAGCTTTTAGTTTTTTAAAAGGACCAGCAGATCTTTTACAATTATATGAGGGACGATATAAACAAGCGGTACAAGGGTTTGCTACAGAACAAATGGGAAGAAGAAGACGTGATGAATACCAGTCAGGTGTTCCTCGTGTCGGAGGAAAATAAGAGATAAACTATGGCTATAACACAAGCAATCGCAAATGCATTTAAAAAACAATTATTAGAAGGTGACCACAATTTTAAACAATCAGGTGGTGATAAATTTAAGCTAGCTCTTTATACTTCTTCAGCAACTCTAAACTCAACTACAACTGCTTATGCAAATACCAATGAAGTTGGTAACACAGGAACTTATGCAGCTGGTGGTGGAGCTTTAGTTAACAGTGGTACTTCTATTGGTTCAGGAACTGGTAAAGGTGTTGCTATTGTTGATTTTGCAGATTTGTCGTTTACTTCGGCAACAATTACAGCAAGAGGTGCATTAATCTATAATACATCTTCAGCTACAACCAATGCAGCTGTTGCAGTATTAGATTTTGGAGCAGATAAAACTAGTACGTCAGGGACTTTCACAGTTGTATTTCCAGCATTTACAACTTCAGCAGCTATATTGAGAATCTCTGGTTAGGAGTATTAAATGGCGTTAGTAATACATGACAGAGTAAGAGAAACCTCTACTACAACAGGTACAGGTAATTTTACATTAGCAGGAGCCGTTCAAGGTTTTGAAACATTTTCTAGTGCAATAGGAAATGGCAATACAACTTATTATGCAATCGTTAACCAAGCAAATTCAGAATTTGAAGTTGGTCTTGGAACGGTATCAGCAGGTGTTTTAGCAAGAACAACACCTATTACTTCATCAAACTCAAACAATGCTGTAAACTTTTCAGCAGGTACAAAAGATGTATTCTGTACTCTACCTGCAACAAAGGCAGTTGTAGAAGATGCAAACAGTGATGTTACTCTTCCAGCAGATTTAAATGTTACTTCAAATTTGGATGTTGATGGTCTTACTACAACAGATGGAATAACTAATGCTGGTAATTTTTCTACAGATGGCGGCTCAATAAAATTAGATGGAGATTATCCAACAGGTACAGGTAATCTTGCTTTAGGTAATGCTGCTTTAGATAGTGGAAGTTTAAGCGGAAACTTTAATACAGCAATTGGTAGTACATCTTTAACAGATAATACTTCTGGTGCTTCTAATGTAGGTGTTGGATATGGTTCTTTAGCAAATAATACAACAGGTGGTTCTAATATTGCTGTGGGTGTTAATTCTCTTGAAGCAAATCAAACAGGTTCAAACAATGTTGCAATAGGTACACAGGCTCTTGATGCAAATACAGTAGATAACAATACAGCAGTTGGTCATAATGCTTTATTAGTTAATAGCACAGGTCATTCAAATACAGCATATGGCAAAGATTCTTTAAAAGCTAACACAACAGCTTGCAATAACACAGCATTTGGTACTTGTTCTTTGCTTACAAACACAACAGGAACAAGAAATTCAGCTTTTGGTCGTAATTCTTTATCTGCAAATACAATAGGCTCATGCAACACAGGTGATGGAATGTATTCTTTATATAGTAATACGGAGGGTAATAGAAATGTTGCTGTTGGAACTTGTTCTTTATTTACTAACACAACAGCTTCAGACAATGTTGCAGTTGGACTTTGTTCTTTATATAATAATACCACAGGTTGTTTTAATGTTGCAGTAGGTCCGTCTTCTTTAATATGTAATACAACAGGTTCTAGAAATACATCAGTTGGTAGACAATCTTTACATTGCAATACGACAGGTGGTTTTAATACTGCTTTAGGAATAGACTCTATGTACGAAAACACAACAGGGTCTAGTAACACTGCAGTAGGTAGAAGTGCTATGCTTTGTAACACAGAAGGTGTTTGTAACACTGCTATTGGAGAGCAGGCATTAGGTAAAAACACAACAGCAAATAATAACACAGCCGTTGGTGTTTTTTCTATGAGATGTAACACGACAGGAATTCAAAACACAGCAATTGGTGATTGTACGTTAGCAACTTCGACTACATCAAGTGGACACACAGCAATAGGTCATTGTGCTTTAAGAGCTATGACCTCTGGATATTCAAACACAGCAGTTGGTGCATTTTCAGGTGATGCCACAACTTCAGGTAATTCAAATGCATCTCTTGGTTATGATTCTTTCACAGATAATACAACAGGAACTTGTAATACAGCTGTTGGTAGAGGATCCTTAGCTAATAATACAACAGCTTCAACCAACGTTGCAGTTGGTGCTTGTGCTTTATTTAATAACACTACAGGAACAAACAATGTAGCAATAGGTTGTGGTTCTTTATTTAATAACGTTGATGATAATAGAAATACAGCGATTGGTCATTTATCTATATGTGGTAATGGTACAATTTCAGGCGGTTGTAATACTGCGGTAGGTGCATTATCATTAAGATGCCTTACTTCTGGTTCTTCAAATACTGCTATTGGAGATAGTGCTTTATGTAAAAACTCAACAGGCTATTCAAATACAGCTGTTGGTAGTGCTGCTTCTTGTTGCAATACAGAGGGTTTTGAAAATACTGCTTTAGGTTTTAAATCACTCGCTTGTAACACCACAGGAGATAAAAACACAGCATTAGGAACTTGTGCTTTGTGTAGAAATGTTTCAGGAAATAACAATACAGCTGTTGGTATTTGTGCTTTAGATTCTCATCAATCTGGAAATTCAAATACTGCAGTTGGTTCTTTTTCACTAGCTGCTAATACAACAGGTGGAGATAACGTAGCTGTTGGAAGTAATACTTTAAATTCTAATACGACAGGAGCTTGCAACACTGCTATGGGTAGATATGCACTTACTGAAAATACAACAGCAAGTAAAAATACTGCATATGGGCATCAATCACTAACTTCTAATACGACTGGAGCAGAAAATGTTGCAGTAGGATTTTTATCTTCTGGTTGTAATACAGAGGGAGATAATAACACATCTTTAGGTGTTCAAGCTTTAAGAAAAACTACGACAGGTTCAAGAAATGTTGCAGTAGGTAGTTATTCTTTAAATGAAAATACAACGGCAGATAATAATACAGCTGTTGGTACTTGTGCATTATGCACTAACACAACAGGCTCTGAAAATGTTGCCATGGGTCTTAAAGCTTTACTTTTAAATACTACAGGACAAAAAAATATTGCTATTGGTGCAAACTCACTATGTGCTAATACTACAGCGTGTTGTAATACGGCAATTGGTCATGTTGCTATGCAACTTACTACAACAGGTGCTAATAACACAGCAGTAGGTTTTTGTTCTTTAAGAGGTAACACAACAGGAGATAACAACACAGCTATTGGATATAACGCCATGTATGAAGGCACAACTACAGGTGATTTTAATACTATGGTTGGTGTTAGTTCTGGTAGAAAAATGACTTCTGGTAATCAAAACTCAGCAATTGGTGTAAATTCTTTAGAACAAAATACAACAGGAGCACATAACGTAGCAATAGGTATGTCTTCATTGGCAGCTAATACAACAGCTTCTGATAACACAGCAGTAGGTAAATCATCTTTAGCATCTAACACAACAGGATGCAGGAATACTAGTGCAGGTGTAAATTCATTGACTGCAAATACAACAGGAATAAATAACTCCGCATTTGGTTGTGGTGCATTATGCACAGCTACAAGTGCTGCTAATAATGTTTCTATTGGTAGTCAAACTATGAGAGCAACAACAACAGGTGGATGTAATACAGCATTAGGTTATGCGGCTTTAGTTTCAAATACAGAGGGTCATAGTAATGTAGCAGTAGGTTGTGGAGCATTAGATGGTAATCA